ATGCTGGTGCAGCATCTGATTTGACACTTTCATTATCGAATGCATCGGATACTGTTAGTGTACTGTTTAAGGAATCTGGTTCAACAATTGCAACAGTTGCTGGTATTTCAGTATCATCTGGTTCTGCAACTGTAACTGTTCCTAGTGCTGTTTATGGACAGACTGTCGGAGACACTATTACTATTCATGTATCTAATTCTGATGGAACACCTTCTTCTAATTCACAATCTAAAACAGTTATGTCACTTCCTACTGGTGGAACAATCACAACTTCTGGCGGTTATCGTTATCATGCCTTTACTTCATCTGGAACATTCACAGTTCCATCTGGATTTAGTGCCACGGCAGAATATTTAATTGTTGCAGGCGGTGGCGGTGGTGGTGGACAAAACGGCGGCGGTATGGGCGGCGGTGGCGGCGGTGGAGTTCTTAACTCTACTACCTCAATCTCTGCAAACTCATACAGTATTACTGTCGGTGCTGGTGGTTCAGGTGGTAATGATGCAAATAGAGGTGGAACAAGTTCTGCACTTTCAATAAGTGCTACTGGCGGTGGTGGTGGAATGTCCAGAAATGGTTATTCATCTAGCAGACACGATGGTGGTTCTGGTGGTGGTGGTTCAGAATATCCTTCTCCCTCAACTGTTGGACAAGGAACTACTGGACAAGGTAACAATGGCGGTCAAGGTATTGCTAATACCACTGGTGGCGGCGGTGGAGGAAAAGGTTCTGTCGGTGGTAATGGTGGTGGTTCTAATGGAGGGCATGGCGGTTCTGGTTCATATTTTGCTAACTTTTCCTCTTTTGGTAAGAGTGGTTATGTAGGTGGCGGTGCAGGCGGAAGCAAAAACTATGCTGCGGGAGGTAATGGTGGCGCAGGCGGTGGTGGTATTGGCGGTGCTGGTTATCAAGGTTCTAATGGTTCATCAACTACATATAGTTCTACAACAATAAATGGACAAACAAACACTGGTGGTGGTGGTGGTGGTAATTACTCCAGTTCCCCAGGCAATGGCGGTTCTGGTGTCGTTGTTATTAGGTATGCACTTTAGGGAGATTATGTAAATGGGACATTACGCAAAAGTAGAAAATAATATAGTTACCAATGTCATTGTAGCAGATGAAGAATTTTTTGACACATTTATAGATACTTCTCCAGGCAATTGGATTCAAACTTCATATAATACAAAAGGTGGAGTTCATTTGAATGGTGGAACTCCACTAAGAAAGAACTTTGCTGGTATTGGATACACCTATGACTCTGAAAAAGACGCATTCATTCCACCTCAACCTTACGCTAGTTGGACATTGAATGACGACACTTGTCTATGGGAATCTCCAGTAGCAATGCCTGATGATGGTGAAATATACAAATGGAATGAAGAAACAACAACTTGGGATTTGGTGACCTTGCCAGATGCGGAATAAATAACCATAAGGGGGAGAGATGGGTTGGATAAACGGACTAAGAGATAAAAAAGGAAGATATGTTAAAAAAACTAAAACCAATGCTGTAAAGAACTGGTTTAAGAGGTTATTCAAATGATGACACTTCTCACAAATGTTTTACCGATTCTAAGTGGTTTCTTAATGAAACTATTTGCTATGAATCAACAAGCAAAACAAGATGCACAAAAGATGCAACTTGAAGCATTGACTGCAAGGTCTGTTGAGATAGATAAAGCAAGAGAACAAGCAAACAAAGAAAGTCCTATGGCGGCAATGAATAGAAGGATTATTATTCTTACTATTCTAGGTCTAATTATCTTTACACAGATAGCACCGCCACTAATGGATATAAATACGACTATTCCAGTTATCGAAAAATCAAATGGTTTTCTTGGTTTTGGTGGTGGCGAAACAACTACATTTATTGAAGTTGCTGGTTTAGTGAAGTATGCAGAAGTCTTTGAGTGGGCATCACTTATTATTGAGTTTTATTTCGGTGCTCAGTTAGCAAAAAGATAATGCCAAAAGACCCAAGATTAGCAAGAGTAGGTGTATCTGGTTTTAATAAACCTAAAAGAACACCTAACCACCCTAAGAAATCTCATGTAGTGGTTGCTAAAGAAGGCGATAAAGTTAAGACTATACGCTTTGGACAACAAGGTGTAAGTGGTGCAGGTAAAAATCCTAAATCTGCAAGTGAGAAAGCAAGAAGAAAATCATTTAAGGCAAGACACGCTAAAAATATTGCCAAAGGTAAAATGAGTGCTGCATATTGGGCAGATAAAGTTAAATGGTAGGAGAAAATAATGGCAAAAGGTAGTTATTCCGACGAAGAAGGCAGATATTATCAAGAGCAAGATGTAGGTTTTGAACCTTGTGAAATATGTGAATCACCTAAAATTTGTGCAAAGATGGGTTGTATGAAAGAAAAAATGCAAGAAAGATTTATGGGTGATAAGTTTGAAGATAGAAAGAAAAACCAGTAATGATTCCAAAAGACCTAGATGATGTTAAAAATGCTATCTGTGATTTACAGAAAGATATAGAACATCTTAAAACTAGGACTGATGAAAAATTTATTGGTATAGATGGTCGTTTAAAGGGAACAGATATAAGAATATCCGAACTCGATAAGTTCCACGATAGAAAATTGTGGCAATTTCTTATGACTGGTTTTGCAGGTCTGATAACATTAATAGCAGTTATGTTGTCTATGGAATCTAAAGCAGAACCAATAGAAACTATATCAACTACAACACAGACTGTACAGACCAATGGCAACATGACTACTACAGTCAAGCAACCACCACCTAGTGCAATCTCACCACAATTTAGTGCAGGTAATGGTAATGATTTATGCACTATAGGTATAGCAGGTGCAGTTCAAACTCAAATACTAGGCATATCAGCAGGTGGCACTATTACAGAGGAAAACTGTATTAGACTTAAAAATGCCAAGTTCTTATACGATTCTGGTATGAAAGTAGCATCAGTAAGTCTGATGTGTCAAGATAAAAGAGTGTTTGATGCTATGATGATGGCAGGAACACCTTGTCCTTATAATGGTCTTATTGGTGATGATGCTAAGATAGGTTGGCAAAATCACGAAGAAAAACCTTATGAAATTGAACAAGCAGAGAAGATTACTAATGAAGAAGCAATTACTTATAGCGGTATTGGTGCTTTGGGTTGGTTACTCCTACTCTAGTTATTATTTTGGTTCTTCGAATAATGCCGTAAATAACGCATATTCTTGGTCTATGGATAATATCCTACCAGATTACTATAATCTCGCTGTAAATGGCGTTTATTACACTTACACACCTATAAAGAATAGAGAAGATGCTATGAAGGTGTATGTCCAGAATGAAAATCCTAATGGCGGTTATATTTTTAAAGAAACAGATGATTGGTCTGGTAAATCTGGTGGTATCCCTATTCGTAAAGTAATAGGTTTAGAATATATACCTAGAGAACTGTGGGGTGATGGTTCTATAGAAATAGAGGGAACTGGTAGTATTAAAGATGCACAAGTCGTTTATTCTTATAGATATGAAGATGGATGTGCTACCCCACTAGACAATCCAACTTGTCCTGGTTATTCAGATGCAGTCTTAGATTTATTACCAGACACTACGATTACAGAAATATATGATGCTTTAGAAGATGAAAACATTAATCGAGAAGAAACTGAGGTGGATAACAAAAAAGAAGAACAAGAGCAAGAGGATGTCAAAGAAGATGACAGACTTGAAAGAGCGTTGGCAATTAATGAAGAAACCTTAGAGTTAGGCAACAGCATTGCACAAAATCAAATGTTAGATTCAATGAATAATGCAATACAAATGAATAACTATTATATTAAAACAATAGATGGTGGTGTATATAAAGAAACAGTTACTTTAAAAGATAGCAACTTACCCGACAATAAATATAGTGCTATCTTAAATCTGTCAGAAGACATAAAACATAATAAAATGGTAAACTTACAATATGAGGGGAATAAATTATGATTAAAGAAATAGCACTTATAGGCATAGTTGGAATAATTAGTTATGGTGGAAGTAAATCTGCTTTTGCTTTAGATATTCCTATTACTGCTTCTGTTACTGGTAGTTGTATTATCTCTACCGAAACAAACGGAACTTATGCACAACCACAAGCATATACATTAACTACAGCACCTGCTAGTGGTGGACAAATGCCAATCACAAGGGTAGATGTAACACTTGCTAGTGCATATAAAGTTAAATTTACTGTTCCAGATTCTTTTAGTTCTAGTCCGCAACTTAATGATGTGGTTACTTTTACTGGTGATACCGAAGTTAGTGCAGTATCAGATGCAACTGGTATGGCAGATTATGAAACTGATAAAGTTGAAGTTAATGATTATATTGATGAATATGATTTATCTGCAACTGGTTCTACTTGGTTTAAACACACATCTGTAGCAAACAATGGTGGTTCTAGGGCATTTCCTAGCGGAAACTATACTGCTTATGTAACGGCAGAATGTATCGCTTTATAATTCTTTTTTTGGCATTTGGTGTTCACGCTCATCAAATGTCGCCAACTTATCCAGAATGGGAATCTAGTTATTTAGACGGATTATCTGTCACTAGGGTTCGAGTATTCAATAAGAGAAAAGATGTCGAATACTACGAAATTGGTGTCTTTGATAAAGATATGAAACCAATCCCTTTTGTGAGTCAGTTCGATTTAAGAGGAATTAAATATAACAACTATGCAATGTTTGATATTTACATTAATGATAAATACAAAAAAGACGCCGTTTATATTTGTTCTACTTCAATGCTACAAGATATTAAAGTCGCAGTATCATCTAAAATCTGCTCAAAATTAAAATAATGAAGCCGAAATTTTCGATTTTAGCGACATTTCTTATATTAGGAATAGTAGCACAAGGGGTAAATGCCAACAATTCCTTGAATCTACAGTTACCAACTTCCTACAATAATTATTCTTATGACGAAGTAAGAACATCTGATAACTTCTCTTGTAAGAACGCTATATCTGGAACTACAAATTTTGAAATCGGTATGACTGGTATTGTTAATAACGCAGTTAGTCCGTTTGGTAGTGAAGACCCAAACAACCCAACAACCAAAGATGTAGGTTTATATGCTCGTATTACAATGCCTATTGGCAAAATACCAGAACGAGTGAACTGTAATGCACTTTATAAGTTAGAATTACACAAGAAACGCTTAGAGGTAATGAAACTAGAGCAAGAACTAAAACGCTTAAAGAATCTAAAGTTTGATAATGGCAAAAAAGATTGATATAGAAGCAACTCAGGAAAAAATAGCAAATGCCAAACTCTCGCTTTTTGGTTGGTCTTTTTCTCCAACTCAACTTGGACTTGGTTTCGGTATATTATCTTCTGTTATCGCTACTCTCTATGGTGGTTTTGTTATGTATCAAAAAGTAGAAGCAGTAGCAGGGTTAGACATAGAAGCGTTTGAAAATAGAATGAACCAGATAGAAGATAAAGCAAAATCTATTGACGATAATATTTATGCAATTAAGGAAGATTTAAAGAATGACATTAGAAGAATCAGTGATATTGTTGATGATATTGAGCGAGATACTAAAGACGATTTAAGAAGTTTTAGACTAGATATAAAAGAGGTAGAGGACAGACTTAATGATAAAATGCAAAAGTTCTTGGATAATCCTCTAAGTGGTAAGTGAAATACGATAGAGGTAATTTAGATAATTTTATGAGCGATACTGAATTAGAAATTAAAAAGATAGAAGAAGAATCAATGGAGAACTCTTGGAAAGATGAGTTAATAGTGATTGTATTCTCTTTACCAGTCGTTATAAATTTCGTTCTCCCACTATTTAGTGAGATGACTATGAAAGATGCTTGGTTAAATTTAAAAGAAGCACCAGAGTGGTACACAACGATTCTAACTATCTTAGTATTAGTGGTATTTGGTATGAGAAACCTAGTATATAAGTTAGCAGATAAATTATTTGATACTGGCGGCAAAAATGATTGCCCATGTAAAAAATAACTGGTATCTTATCTATCGGGCAGTTTCAATAATCTCTCTCTAGTAATTCCTCAAATTACTCTCCTTGTTTACTGCCCACCAGTTAAGTCCGTTTCTGCAGTAGAATTTTTTTAACCATATATGGTGTATTTAAGTTTAGTAAACTACTGTAGTTATGGACACTAATCAGCAATACCAACAATATGAGTGTTGGTTTTATTCTTTACTTATATGAATAAAGGGCGTATAATGGAACCATTAAAACTAAATAGACAGGGTTTAGTTGCTCTCTAAAAATCTAAGAAATAGAAATCTTGTAAAGATGAATCTTCAAGTATCTTATTATTTTATGTAACTAAATATAAGGAGAACAACTTATGAGAATATTCGGTTATGAATATAATGACGGTGGTCGTTCTAAATACTTTAAAGGTAAAGCAGGAGACTGTGCAGTTAGAGCAATGGCAATAGCGTTAGAACTTGACTATAAAGATTGCTATAACGAATTAGCAAAACAAAATCAGGTTAGCACGGGACAAAAATCAGCAAGAAACGGAATCTGGAAAAAAGATTTTGAGTTGGTTTTAAAACGCTATGGTTGGGTCTGGCATAAAGCACCTAAGTTCGATGGACGGAAAGCATACTGCCACGATATGCCGAAAGGTAAAGTAATAGGTAGAATGTCCAGACACTATGTTGCTATCATTGATGGAGTTTGTAATGATAGTTGGAATAGTGGTCAAAAAATGGTATATGGTTACTGGGCAAAACCAGATACTAAATAAACCAAAGAGGGGTGGCGAAAGTCATCCCTTTTTTTTGTTATTTGATTTTCCAATCTTCTAGTAATTGATAAACATCATCAACAGAATAAGCAACGCCTACTTTACCACCTGCTTTTTCTATTTGTTGTATTCTGACACGCTGTATTGGAGATAGATAACCTTTTGGAGTTTGAGTTTTAGGTTTTTTAATTTCAATACCATAATACTTACCATCATGGATTATTGTTATATCTGGCACCCCCGCTTTTACACCTTCTGCTTTCATTTTTTTAGCAACAGATAACTTCCTATGCCCACCATTAGGAACTGCCCAGTAACAGATTCTCCTTATTTCTAAATACTCAACTATTGCCTTTTGAAGTTTATGTTCAACTTCTTGCATCTAGTATCTTTAGAATCTCCTCGCTTAGGTCTTCAATGTATTCGCAAAGATTATCTCTCATACTTTTATCATTAGATCTTGATATTTGAGCAATAACTAACTTAATATCTAGCACTCTACTGATAACTTCTTGTTTATTATCCATTGCAGTATCTTAAAGGTAAATGAAAATAAAATGTAAATATTTCTTTACTTTATGAACAAAAGGCGTATAATGGCACATGTAATCAAATAAAAAGGAGAAAAAAATGACTACAACAACTAAACCTTCAATATTAGATATTAAATATAACTTTGGTGAGGACTTTCACACTAAGTGTTTTGTTATTCACTTGCAATGGTTAGAGAACTATGGCGATAGCGATAATCCTTCTTTTAGATGGAAAGGTGGCGAATCTTTGGTTTTCTGGGATGACAACTTAGCAAACATATATGCTAGGGTAGCAGACTTTTGTGCAAACTATAACACTCAGTATAGCGGTGCTAAATATCTTTTAAGTGATGATGAAAGTATGGACGACTTTATCTATAGACACGAGAAAGAATCAGAAGTGTCTTATCCAGAACTTTATACTCTTAGCAAAGATAATAAAGAAATGGTATCTATCAGGGAAGCAGACCCGTTTCCAGAGTTCTAATTACTAGGGGGGTAATACCCCCTATATTTTTATAAATAGTTTACATTATATGAACAAAAGGCGTATAATTGGATTATCAACCAAATAATAAGGAGATAAAAATGAAAAATCATGTTTCACAAGTTTTAAAAGATAAAGTTAATAACTATATCGACAACGGCAAAAATGCTAGATATATCGTTACTCAATTAATACAAGAGGGTTACGATTTCTTTGATTCACAAGAAGCAGTTACAGAAGTTCTATGGGAAAGAGAGGAGAGAGTTTAATGATAGTAGAATCTTTAAATATGACTGAGGTTATTGACAGATTAATGCAAGATATATATTCAGATTGGACTTACGAACAAGCAGAAGCACTAGCAGATTATTATGAACAACAATATGGTGGCGAAAAATATCATTGGGAATTTAGTAAACTTGAAGTGCGTTTAGAATGGTCAGCATATAAAACAAAACAACATCTTTTTAACCGCTATAGATTTCTATTTGATGAAGATGAAGTAGGCAATATAGAAACTATAGAAAACGAAACACTCGTAATTAAGTGTAGAGATAATACATATTTAGTGAGGGCATTCTAATGGCAAAGTGGAGAGTAAGAAAATGGGAAACTGTGAGAGTTATGAGTGCTATCACAGTTGAAGCAGATAGTGAGTTTGAAGCAATAGCAGAAGCACAAGATGATGAGTTAAATATGAAATGGGACGGGAAGTTAGAATACCCTGAAACCTTAGATGATGAAGATGAGTGGTTTGCTAGTGAAGTAGAGGAAGAATAATGAATTTAAAAGATAGTGAAAAAGTTGCACAAGACATCATAGATAACTTACCAAGACGAATGGCAATACAATGGATTGGCACTATTATTTGGCGATTCTCAGAGCAAGATAATGAATTTAATAAAGCAGTTAAGAATCATTTAAGAAATATAAAAAATAAATAAATAGATATAATAGAATTATGAAAAGAAGCACATTAACTGGTGAAGAAATAAAAACTCTAAGACACCAATTAAAACTTAAACAGAGAGAGTGTGCCGATATTATCGGTGTAGGTATTCGCCAATGGCAAAAGTATGAAGCAGGAGACCAACCCTGCAAACAACTTTACATAGATGTTTTAAAGGCGAGAGCAAATTAGTATATAATGTAATCACCTCATAAGAGTTGTAAACTAAGAGGGGGAGTAATTACCCCCTCGAACTCTAAGAGGTTAGTTTATAAATTTTTATAGGGGGTATATATGAGCAACTCTGCTCAAGAAAAACAATCATTTCTTATTTATAAGTCATTCTACGAACCAATTAAACATCTTACAGATGAAGAACTTGGTAAACTTTTTAGAGCAATCTATCAATATCAACTAACTGGTGAAATACCAGAACAATCTTCAATCTTAATGGCATTTATGTTCTTTAAGAATCAGTTTGACTTAGACAATGTAAAGTATGACAAGAAAGTAGAAATACTTAGAGAGAACGGCAAGAAAGGTGGTAGACCTAAGAAACCAAAAGAAAGCAAAGAAAACCATTTGGTTTTTGAAAAAGCAAAAAAACCAGTTAAAGTAAAAGATAAAGTTAAAGATAAAGATATTAAATATAACTTAGAAACAAAAGATGGTTACTTTGCAGTTAGTGAAACCTACTTTGGTGAATTACAACATACATACCAATTTGTAGATTGCCACGAAGAATTTAGAAAAATGGTAATGTGGTTAAAGTCCAACACAAGTAAACAAAAAACTAATAGAGGTATGCCTAGATTTATTAATAGTTGGTTGTCAAGACAAGCAGATAAAATACCACAAAAAAATGACATGTCTTATGCAGAAATTGGTAATATGGTAAGACAAAAGCAACAAGATACAACTGTAACCAAAGTTCTATCATTGGAAGATATTAAGAAGATGAGACAAGAACAATTAATAAGGAGAGAGAAAGATGTACACACCAAGCATTGATTATTTAGAAACAGCACAAAACATTCTTGCTAGATTAGAAATGGAATACAAATACGCTTCTGCAAGAGGCGTAGATAAACCAGAAATGATTAAGTTTCTAGCAGAACAGTTAGAAAGACTACACGACCATGAAGTCTTATGTTGGCAAGAAGCACTAAATAAAATAGCAGAAGAAGGCAGACAACACCCACCTACTGTTCCAGAAATCATAAAAGTAATTAAAGATATTGCAAAACTTACAAGACCTGCATTACCAGTTCCAGAGAAAGAAGAAAATATAGACTGGATGAGAAAGTGGGAAATGGCAGACGATAAGTCAAAGTTTAAGTTCTACATTACTAATAGATTTATAGATGTTGCACCTTTTATAGAGAATCTATTTCACGAATACAATATAAAACATAGAGGTTGGAAGCGTTGGGAATCTAAATATATGATGTCATTTCACTACTGTCCACAATACATTACACCTAGTGAAGATAATCCACAAGAAGCATATAAAAAGATGAGAGAACTTACAGAAGAAAGACAAAACAAGATTATTAAATACTTTCAAACAAGATGATTAATCTAAGAAAAGTTGGAGTAGGAACAATCATTCCTGCTGATGAAGAAAGTTCTAATTTTGTAGATAAACTAAAACTAAACGAAGTTATCTCTGCTGATTTTAAGAAACCTAGAAACTATAAATTTCATAAGAAGTATTTTGCATTAGTAAACTTTGCATACGAGAATTGGGAACCAGAAGCATTTGAAGATTCTAAATGGAAAGATATAGTTCCAGAAAAGTCTTTAGAACGCTTTAGAAAGGATTTAATCATTTTAAGTGGGCATTATGATGCAGTCTATAGAGTAGATGGTTCGGTAAGAATCGAAGCAAAATCCATAAGTTTTGCGAGTATGAACGAAGAAACATTTGCAGAACTATATGATGCTACAATAAATGTAATCTTAAAAAAGATTCTTAAAAACTACACTAGAGAAGATTTAGATGTAGTGTTAGCACAATTAGAGGAGTTTTACTAATGGCAACAATCGAAGAAAAATACGAGTTAGCACTACAGATGCTAAGTGATATTACAAATAACATAGCAGAAACACAACACGCTACGCCTTCTAACTTTGACGAGCATATAGAAACTATTATTGATAATCCTAATATCTTTATAGAAGATGATTTAGAGGAAGAAGAAATCACATTACAATGACAAAGAAAGAGAGAAAGCAAAGATTTGATTTAATATCGCAAATGGGTTGTTGTATATGTCAAAGACCTGCTGAGATACACCACCTTATAGGGCATAAATATAAGGGAATGGGAATGAAAGCAGACGATATATATACTATTGGTTTATGTCCAGAACATCATAGGGGAAATCAGGGGATTCACCACTTAGGTATGAGAATATGGGAAGATATTTATGGTAGTCAAGATTATCACTTAACTAGGGTAGAAAAATTTATTGAAAAAAACTTTACTTATGAACAAAAGTCGTAGTATAATGGCACCATAAGTTAATAAAAACTTATATTTTAACCAAATAAAAAGAGAGAAAAAAAATGGAAAATACTTCAAGAACAGATAGCATAGACTATATCAGACATCCAGAGTTTAACTCACCAGATGTTAATTACAAGAAAGATAAAGAGTTGTTATTAGACTTTATCGAAACAGTTTCATTAACATTCGAGCATAACATTCCTAAAGACTACAATGGCGATTACGAAACTATTAGTAATTACGATTTCTGCCAAACAAGTATCAGAACTATTTATATCTACTCAGATACTTTCGGTTGGTCAGACTTTAAAAAGTTAGTAGATAAAACACTTATCAATAAGTTCTCAGAGCAAGTGTTAAACGATTTAGACTTTTACCCAGAGGGAGAATAATCATGGAATTTATAAGCATCACAACACCTAGAGGAGATTTTGCAAGTTCATTAGCAGAAGATATTGGCAGAGGTTACATCAGCGTAGAAGATGCCAACGCTTTACTTAATGGTAATAAAACTTATGCAGAGATTCAATACTCTAAATCAGAAGTCCAACAAGAAATTAATGATTGGTTGGATAATGGATAAACACTTTAAGGCATTCGTTCAAGATATGTTTATGAAACACAAAGACGAGTGCCAATGGTGGAAGATAAAGTGTAAATATGGTAGTTATATTAACTACTACAAGAAAAATAGAGATTTCTTAAAAACCAAATACAAGGAGAAATATAGTGAGCAAGAAAGATAGAGAATACATAATCGAAGAATTTATTTACCCAGTCATAGTTATGACAGCATTTGTAATACTAATGTTATTTTTAACGGGAGCAATACAATGATGGATTTAGCGTATTTAGATATGGCAGTCAGAATTGCTATAGAGATTATTAACTTTTTCTAAGGGGGAGAGTATGAGCATAACTTGGAAAGATGTAGTAGATGTAGAGATAGGCGGTATAGATAAGAGCGACTATCCAGATTTTTGTGATGGTTATATAGAGAGTGCTTATAACATTAAAGCAGATAGACCATGTACAGAGGAAGAACTAGAGCAACTGGAAGCAGATAGCGATAGTATGTATGAAGCGAAATACGATACATTATTTTAGGAGAGAGAGATATGTCACAAGAACTAGAAATTATTAGAGCAATTAAAGAGTTTGGATATGTTGATAGAAAAATGGGAATCAACGAATTAGGTATATGGAATCTTACAGCAGTTATTACTAAGATGAGGCAGAAAGGTTACGATATAGTTAGTATCGAGCATAAAGGCGTTAATAGATACGGCAGAAAAGTTAAATGGTGTAGTTATAAACTGGGGGAAGAATGAAAGATTTACCTAAGAAACTATCATACTTAAATAAGTCATTAGAGAGATTTATTCAAGAACTTAAAGACTATAAAAAAACGAAAAAAAGTCATAAGTAGTATGAATGTTAGTATAATAGAAATATTGTTTGCAGGGGTAGTATTGTGGACAATGTGGGAGTTCTTTCAACTATTGGAAGATACTAAAAAACAAGAGAGAGAATATAAACTAAATAACAAGGAGAAATCTCATGGAAACAATTAATATCAAAGGTAAAGAATATGTTACTGTTGATGAAAGATTAAAGTTCTTTAGAAAAAATGTACCAAATGCTTCACTAATAAGTGAAATGATAAGTAATCAAGATGGCGTTTGTATCTTTAAAGCAAGTATCTTTATAGATGGAACTATAGTCGCTACTGGTCATGCTTACGAGAAAGAAGGAAGCACTTTTATTAACAAGACAAGTTATATCGAGAACTGTGAAACAAGTGCGTGGGGTAGAGCATTGGCAAACCTTGGTATAGGATTAACGGGTTCAGTTGCATCAGCAGATGAAGTGCAAAATGCAATACTTAACCAAGAACCAAGACACCTTAGTAAACAGCAAATTAACGAATCACTAGATATTATTGCTAAGTGTGTTGAAGATAGTAAAGATGAGAGAAAAGAAGAGGCAGCGAGAAGGAAAGCGAGGTCAGTATTCCAAAGAGCAAATGACCCGTCTATCGCAGAGGAGAGCAGAAGCATAATTTTAAATACAATAACAAAACACTATCCTGAATGGGTAAAGGATATTAAGTAATTAGCAGGGTTCACTACCAATGCTAGTCGGGGGCGGTTCCATACTAAGTTCAAGAATCTTTCGTATCTCCCCGTCCTCGTTAGGTTACAAGAATAGTGCGAGTGGTTGCCGTAAGCAACTCCATTAATTAAATAATAAGGAGAAGATAATGGAAGAGAAAAAATTTATAGATGGTCTAAGAGTGAAACAACCTCACCCTAACGCACCAGAATTTATAAAAGCAAAAATTAGTATTAACAAGCAATCTTTATTACAATGGTTATCACAACAACCAGATGAATGGATTAATGTAGATGTTAAAGAGTCTAAGACTGGTAATTGGTATGCAGAGATAGATACTTGGAAACCAGAAGCATCAACAGAAAATCCTAGATATGCTACACAACCAGATACTAAAGAGGAATTTAACGACCAAGTTCCATTCTAATTATGAATACAATTAAAGTCGATATAAACGAAGTATTTGAAAACGACACTAACCCAAGGGAAATAACATCTGATAAGTTTGCTAAATTAGTAAATAGCATTAAAGATGCCCCTTGGATGTTAGATATAAGACCAATCGTAGTTAATGACGATATGGTAGTTCTTGGTGGTAATATGCGATTAAAAGCGTGTCGCCAAGCAGGTCTTAAAGAAGTTCCTATAGTTAAAGTATCTGATTTAACGGAAGAACAACAAAAAGAATTTATTATTAAAGATAATGTTGGTTTCGGTCAATGGGACTGGGATATTCTAGGTAATGATTGGGACTTAGAGAAGTTGGAAGAGTGGGGTTTAGAATTAGAGATTACTGACCCAGAATACGACTCTTTTGCTGATGACAGTTACACTAAGAAAATAGATGCACCAGAATATGAACCATCTGATGAGAAACCAGAACTAACTGACTTAGTAAATACAACTAAATCTAATGAACTTGTAAATAAGATACAAGCAAGTGAAATAGATAATAACATTAAGAATTTCTTAATAATGGCAGCACAACGACATCTGGAATTTGACTATTCAAAGATTGCAGATTTTTATGCACACGCTGAACCAGAAGTCCAAGAACTTATGGAAGAATCAGCATTAATTATTATTGACTTTCAACAAGCGATAGCAGGTGGTTATGTCAAACTTAATCAAGAAATCACAGATAGGTATTTAGAAGAATATGGCGATGAAGCATAAAGACTTTGCAATATTTATTCTTACTTACGGAAGAAGTGAAAAGATTTATACACTAGAAACTTTAAGAAAGCAGGGATATACTGGAAAGATATATTTAGTTTGCTCTGTAGATGACAAAGAGTTAGAGAACTATAAGAATCTCCATAAGAATGTCATAGAGTTTGATAAGAATGACTATAAAGGCACTTTTGATATTGGTGATAACTTTAATGACGATAGAGTGGTTGTGTATGCTAGGAATGCCGTTTTCGACATAGCAGAAGAATTAGGTTATACATACTTTCTAGTTCTTGATGACGACTATACACAGTTCAGATATACAAGAGATGACTTAAACGACTATCTGACTAAAGCAAGAAATATTAAAGATTTAGACAAGATTATGGACATCTTGTTAGATTATTACATTCAAACCAATGCTAAAACGCTCTGTATTGCTCAGGGTGGCGACTTTATTGGTGGAGAAGGTAGTAGGGTATTTAAAAAGAAATTAACCCGTAAAGCAATGAATTTCTTTATCTGTTCTACAGAAAGAAGATTCCAGTTTATCGGTAGAATTAATGAAGATGTAAATACCTATGTTAGGTTTGGAACTGTAGGAGATATATTCTTAACTATAGCAGACTTACGACTTGAGCAACTAGATACACAAAGCAATTCAGGTGGTCTTACTGAGTTCTATTTAGATGGTGGAACTTATGTGAAATCTTTTTATACTGTTTTGTTTGCACCTTCTAGTGCTAAAATAAATTTAATGGGCAATAAAAATATGAGATTGCACCATAGCGTAAAGTGGAACAATACAACACCCGTTCTTTTACCTGAGAAATATCAGAAAAGGAGAGTGACAGAATATGACACATAAAAAAGATACAAATATTAAAAAGAAAGCAATGATAAAAGCACTAGAAAAATCACTTGGAGTTGTTACTCCTGCTTGTAAGACAGCAGAGATTTCTAGGGAAACACATTATCGTTGGATGAGAGAAGATGAAGAATATGCTTTAGCAGTAGATGAGTTATCTAATGTAGCACTTGATTTTGCAGAAAGTCAATTACATAAACAGATTAACTCTGGCAATTCAACATCTACTATTTTTTACTTAAAGACAAAAGGTAAGAGCAGAGGATATATAGAGAAGCAAGAGTTCGATTTATCTTCTAGCGATGGAACTATGCAACCTCAAATAATTGAGATAGTTGGTGTAGCACCGCAACCGAAGTGAAAGTAAAACAACAAATTTCTATACCCGAAAAGTTAAGACCATTATTCGAGGGGGAAGCAAGATACAGATGTGCTTATGGTGGTAGAGGAAGTGCTAAGACTACTACCTTTGCATTAATGACTGCTATATGGGGTTACAACTGGGGTAAGCAAGGTAAACACGGACAGATAGTCTGTGGTCGTGAGTTTATGAACTCTCTTAATGATTCTTCACTAGAAGAAATCAAAGCAGCGATTAGAGGTATCCCTTGGTTAGAATCTTACTATGATGTGGGAGAGAAGTTTATAAAGTCGAGAGATGGTAATATCTCTTATACTTTTGTTGGTCTTAGAAGGTCTTTAGATTCTATAAAGTCTAAATCAAGAATATTGTTAGCGTGGGTAGATGAGGCAGAGCAAGTTTCAGATACAGCGTGGACTAAATTAATACCTACAGTTCGAGAGCAAGACTCAGAAATATGGGTTACATGGAATCCAGAATCTAAATACTCTGCAACACACGAACGCTTTAGAGTAAACCCACCAGCAGGTGCAAAGATTGTCGAGATGAACTATACAGATAATTTTTGGTTTCCAGATGTCCTAGAAAAAGAAAGATTAGAAGATAAAGAAAAAAGACCAGATATGTATGAGCATATTTGGGAAGGTGGATTCTTAACATTCTCAGAAGGTGCTTATTATGGTAGAGAAATGAGAGTGATTAGAGAAGAAGAAAGAATAGCAAATGTTGTATACGATACAAGCACAGCAGTTGTTACAGCGTGGGATTTAGGAGTTGGTGATTCTACTGCTATCTGGTTTGCACAATTTGTAGGAGCAGAAGTTCACCTTATTGACTACTATGAGGGTTCTGGTGTAGGATTAGAGCATTATGTAAAAGTGTTACAAGAAAAGGGTTATGTTTACGACAAGCATATACTACCGCATGATGTTAGAGTAAGAGAACTTGGAACTGGAATGAGTAGATTAGAAACACTTGATAGTTTAGGTCTTAAAAATGTTGAAATAGCACCTATGTTAAATATAGATGATGGTATTCAAGCAGTTAGGTCTTTACTCGGTAAGTGTTGGTTTGATAAAGAAAAAACTGAATTCGGTGTTGATTGTTTGGTAAACTATAGTCGAGATTGGGACGAAAACGGCAAAACTTGGCGCCTAAGACCTCGGCATGATTTATATTCGCATGGTGCAGATGCGTTTAGATATTTAGCAATAGGTTATCGCCCGAACTCAACAAACTGGGGTGAGCCTATAAAACGAAACTTACAAGGTGTAGTTTAATATGGCAATAACAACATATACAGAATTAAAAACGGCAATCGCCAATTTCTTAGACAGAGATGATTTAACTTCTGTCATACCAGATTTTATTTCACTAGCAGAAGCACAACTTAATCGTGATATTAGACATTGGAAGATGGAAAAGAGAGCGAGTGGACAACAGTCTGCAGGTGATGAATGGATGCAAATACCAAATGATTGGTTAGAAACCATTAGGTTAAATATTAGTGATGGTGGAACTAGAGCGGTAGATTTAATTAGTAGAGCAAGTATGCAGGATAAAAGAGCAGGTAATTTAGATACCTCTGGAACACCTATGTATTATGCCCATTCTGATAGTCAGTTTGAGTTATATCCAACACCTAACGCTACAACAAATTTAGAACTACTTTACTATGCAAAGACAGATGCTTTATCAGGCAGTAATGCTAGTAATTGGTTACTGGAAGATGCACCAGATGTGTATTTATATGGAAGTTTAATGCACTCTGCACCGTATCTTGCAGAAGATGAGCGAGTTGCAGTTTGGTCGCAAATGTATTTTGCGGCAGTAGGGCAACTTAATAAAATATCCGAAGATGCTCGTATGAGTGGGTCGGGTTTAACACTTAAAATAAGGGGAATGGGATAATGAGTTTTTCAAATTATTTAGAAACAAAAGTTTTAGACCATGTATTCGGTGGTACTGCTTATACAGCACCTACTACATTATATGTGGCACTATTTACAACTGACAACACAGATTCTGGTGGTGGTACTGAAGTATCTGGCGGTGCTTATGCAAGACAGACAGTAACATTTACAACTTCTGGTGCTACTACATCAAATGATTCTGATATTGAATTTCCAACAGCAACAGCAAACTACGGAACAGTAATCGCTGTAGCAGTTATGGACGCATTAACTGGTGGTAATCAACTAGCGTATGCAGGTCTTACTACAGATAAAACTATCGAAACTGGTGATGTATTTAGAATCCCTGCTGGTGATTTAGATATTACACTAGACTAATAAATGTCAGTTTACGGCAGTTGGTATTATGGTCGTCTAGCATACAGCGATGGCGAACTAGCAGATGGTTCTGCTACAGTATCAGCAAGTTCAACTACTTCTTCTAATTCTACTGCTAATGGTAGTAGGATAAGAGAGAGTGATGCTTCTGTTACAAATAATGCTACGATAACTGCTAATGCAAATATTATTGTAAATGCTACGCCAAATACAATAAGTGCAAGTGCTACTGTTTCATCAGATTGCGAAAGAGCAAGGTTTGGTGAATCAGCAGTATCAACTAATTCTACATTTAGTTCAAATGGCGAAAGAGTTAGAGAAAGTGCAAGTACAGGAACTGCAACTGCCGTTGCTACCATTCAAGCAACGAGAATCAGAGAAAGTGATGCTTCCCTTACATCAACTGCAACAACTACTTGTGATGCTGAAACAGTAATAGATACTAATCCAGATACGATTAGTGCTACATCTACTACTACAGCAAACTCTACTGCCAACGGAACTAGAATTAGAACATCTGGTGCAATAGTATCATCTACCACTACTACCGCAACATTAGGTCAAAGAGTAGGTGAATCAAGTGCAACAATAGTATCTACAACAACAGTATCTACAACTCTATCTGCAATAAGAGTAAGAGAAACAGACTCTGCTGTAAGTTCTACTTCTACATTAAGTCCTGCTACTACAATAGAAAGAGTTAGAGAAAGTGGTAGTGCAGTATCAGTAACGACAACTAATGCGTTTAGTGGTAGAGAGAAATGGGAAGTAATAGATAGAGCATCAGACACTTGGACATTAATAGCAGAATCAAGTGATACATGGACGGAGATAGCGGCATGAGTTTAATACCATTACAAATACCACCAGGTTTTCATAGAAACGGAACTGATTACGAAAGTGCTAATAGATGGCGAGATGGTAATTTTGTTCGTTGGCATCAGAACTCTTTAAGACCAGTAGGCGGTTGGACAGATAAAACGACAACTAATGATACTATTACTGGTAAAGCAAGAGGTATGTTTGGTTGGAGAGATAATGACCTAGATGGTTATATTGCTATTGGAACAGAATCTAATTTATATTACATGACACCAGGCGGTGCTGTTTACGATATTACACCAAGTGGTTTTACTTCTGGTAATGCTAGTGCAGTAGTTATTACTGGTTATGGTGGTTCTTACTATGGAACTGGTTATTATGGAACTAAAAGAGCAGATGCAGGTGTTTATTCACTAGCAACTACTTGGGCATTAGATAACTGGGGTGAGAATTTACTAGGTTGCACAGCAGATGATGGCAAGATATATGAGTGGACTTTAGACACAGCAGTTTTACCTACAGCACTTACTAATGCACCAGTCGATAATAGAAGTATGCTTGTTACCGAAGAAAGATTTGTTTTTGCTTTAGGGGCAGGTGGTAATCCAAGAAAAATACAATGGTCTGACCAAGAAGATAATACAACTTGGACTGCAAGTGCTACCAATCAAGCAGGTGATATAGAACTACAAACAACTGGTTCTGTAATGTGCGGTGTTAAAGTTAGAGGTAGAACATTAATCTTAACTGATGCAGATGCTCATATAGCAACTTATCAAGGTGCACCATTTGTTTATGGTTTTGAAAGAGTAGGTACATCTTGTGGTATTGCATCTCAAAAAGGTGTAATTGCAGTAGATGAGGGTGCATACTGGATTGGTGAAAAATCGTTTTTCTACTTTAATGGTTCAGTAGCAACAGAATTGCCTTGCGAAGTATCAGACTATGTATTTGCTGATGTTAACTCAGACCAAATAAGTAAATCGTATGCAGTTCATAATAGTGAATTTAATGAAATATGGTGGTTCTTTCCTGCCGCAGCATCTAATGAGAACTCTAAATATGTTGCTTATGACTATGTAGAAAGAAACTGGTCTATTGGAACTATAGAAAGAACAGCAGGTATTGATGTTGGTGTTTACACATCACCACTATGGATTGATGCTAGTAATGACCTATATAATCACGAAACTGGTTGGACACATGGCACAGAAACACCTTATGTAGAAACAGCACCTATTAGTCTTGGTGTTGGCGACCAATTAATGAGAGTTAATAAATTAATACCAGATGAAGGCACACAAGGTGAAGTGCAAGTTAAGTTTAAGACTAGAAACTATCCCAATGCAAGTGAAACCACGCATGGTGCTTTTACTATGGCAAATCCTACTAATGTAAG